GAATAGCCTGAGAGTCAAGGCGGCTTGAGTCGTTCCGCGAGGACTCCACGCCGACGCGGACAATCGCGCCGAAAATGCCGTCTGCCTTGACCTTCGCCCAGTCGATAGTCCCGTTATAGCGGGACACATCAATCACTTTTGCCTGCATTGATAGCCTCCTTAATTATGGTATTTTGCGCAAATCGCCGCCGCGATATTACGACCGTACTGGTCGTATTCATCCAATCGCGGATGAAGTGCCGCCGTTGCAGATGCGTCGTTGTATTTCGCGGTCTTGTTCCAAACTGTACCAAACGACTCCGACGCGTCTGCAAGAGGCACATTTGCCGCACTGCATACTTGTCGCGCTAATGTTGCCATATTTTCTGCATACGGCGACGCCGCTGCCGTGTATACAACCTTGCTGCCCGTGACAGTCGCAGTCCTTGAAAAAAGCGGCGATTTCGGACCGAGAACAAACATCAACTGCGCCTTCGGAAAATTTTCGCTTACGTACTTTATTATAAAATTCATCGCGCCCGCCTTTGTGCAATCCGCGTACAAATCCTCTGTCGAGACGCTCGGAGTAAACGCATAATAATCGTCATATACGCCCAGCGGATTTATATCTGCGTCGTTTGTTCCCATCCACACGGTTATTAAATCTGCGTCCGATAACAACGCGGCGTTTGCTGACGAGGTCAAAACGTCCATGTAATTTGTACCCGCGCTTCCGCGCTGAACAAAATCCGTACCGCTTACGGCGAGATTATGCACCTCGAAATTTCCGATAACGCCAACCCACCACGGATAAGGTCGTTCGGCGGTATTTCCCGAGCCGTCGCGCCCTACGGTCGTTGATGCGCCAATCGCGACATATTTCTTTTTTTCGGCGACTTTGCCAAAATCCTGCCATGCGCCCCACGCGCTCGGCGATGTACCAATCCGATAATAGGCTCCGGTTGACGTGATTGCTAACTGCACTTTTGTCGTCGTCGTCTCACTGGACGACCCAAAACATATAATTCTACCAACCGTCGCGGTATCAGGCGAATTGATAGGTTTTGCCCCGTTCCAAAACGCCATCTCCAACCCCGTGTAATCATTAAGATCGGTCGACGCTCCTATCGTGTTTAATGCACTTGTCAAGACCTGCGCCCAGCGCGACCACTGCGCGACACCCTCGCTAATCCTTCCGTATCTATAGTAGCACTTACCATAGCCCATAGCAAGCTGAATTTTTGTAACCATCGTCGCCGACGGTGACCCAAATACAACAAGTCGTCCCACCGACATATTTGGCGGCAGGTTAGCCGGGATTACTTCGGTCGTCCAATACCATGTGCCCGGCGTAATGTAGTTGTCGAGATCGTCTCCGTCGCCGATTCGAGCATATGCAACAAGCGCATTGTCATGCAGCTCATCAATGTGGGCTTGCATGCTATTCGCTGTCGTTTCCGCGCCCTCTGCAACAGTGTTTATCTTGTCTATCGCCTGATAGATACTGTATCGGACTTCCCGCCCGAACTTTGCGTTATTAATAGCCTGTAATTCTGTGCTAATATCTGCCATGCGCTACCGTCCTTTCGTGAGGTTCGAGACCGTCTCCGTGAGCATTCTCCGCGTTGCTCCGAAGACATATTTATTCTTATCCGGATGCGTCAAATCAAGCTCAATCCGACTGCACATATACGGCGCGTCTACGCCGTGCGGCTCCGAGACAACCCGATAAACCTTGCCGACCTCAAATTTCCGATAATTCAGCCCCAGCATTGAGAGATCGACCGCCGACACCGAGATCGTCGAGTTCAGTGTGGACTGCTCCAAGTCTGCCCTCGCCGCTGCTTCGACCTGCGCCGCCGTTTCAAGATTGCTGTAAGTAACGATCCTGTAAACAACCGTGTTATATGATGATTCCGCCGCGCTGTTGGTCTGCACAGCTCCCGTGACTCTGACACCGTCAACCTCTTTGCCGTAGGGCTTTATCCGCGTAACAAGCTCCGAGCTGTCGACCGTTTCTGCGAGGTCAAGCAGGTTCTTCCGAAATTCGATCTTCGGCGTTGAAATCGAGGTCGAATCTGCCTCCGGCTCTGTCGGTATTCTGTGAATATCCAGCCACGCAAAATATCCCGGCAAATCGGTGCGCCGCCGAAATGCAATCTTTGAGTTTGTCCGGCTCATCAGCTCCAAGAATTCATCTCCGACGGTGCTTGCCTTCGTCTGTTCAATCCTGTATGTGTCGGACTCCCAATAGGTACCGAGACTTATTTTTCGCCCTGCCGGGGCTTTGTCGTTGTAAGCATCGAGATAAAATCGCGCCCAGTGCTCAACCGTCTTTGACTGTGTTCCATATGCAGCAATGTCCACGTCTTGTAAAAAAGCAAGCTCCGACTCGCATTCATGAGTGACAAGATTGTCAAAAGCTCGTTTGGACTCCCTGCACCGCCCTTGATATATCAGCTCTGTCCCGTCATATAGCCGCAGGATCGTCTTTAGCTTGTAAATCTTGTTCTTCTGCGGGTTCGTCGGCGGTACGATGAAGTCCAGCGTCGCCGCCTTGTTTAGCTCCATCTTGAGCATCGGCGAAATCACCGCATACCCTTTCTGCGCTTCCAGAGGACTGTATAAAAGCTCCTCGCCGCTTTTGCTCCCGTTGTCGAGTGTGATTGAGTACATCAGAAACTCGTCCTCCTGAAGCTGATGGACAAGTTCGCCCCCGCTGCTCCCGTGGATTCAAATCGAATTTGTTTCGGATCGCGTACCGAGAATTCAAGTCCCGGAATGGTCAGTGGAACGGCGGATGTCATCGGGTAATCAATCCCGGCATAAATCGCCGTTAATGTCGTTCCGCTTTCAAATTCGCCTGTAAATGTTGCTACAGTCGGTGCCTCACTCCATGCGCCTAAAGTAACAGTCAGCGGAGCGTCCTGAGTGACCAGATAGCTCCCCATGCTTTCAGGTATTCTGCAACTGACTGAATAGTCGTTTAGGCAGCTCCAGATTATACCATCCTCGAAAGAAAAAGGATCCCAAAGCCAGTCTTCATCAGACTTTTGCACTGCGTATTTGAACGGCTCCAGCGTCGCGTGTAACTTGACGCGCCCGTTGTATTTATCGCTGTCAGTAGACGTGACCTTAATCCGACCGCGATAGAACCACGCGGGGTCTTCCATCCGGACGATGATAAGCCGCCGCCCGTGTAGCAGGTTCATGATCTCGGAATAAGTCGCGTCCCACTCGTTACGCGGAACGACCGCCTTGAAATCCCAATCTGCCTCACGGGTCTTGTAAATCGGTCGGCCAATCAGCGTTTCCGTCATATCCAACGGCACGTCCGAGCCGGGGATTTCCAGAAAAGTAATCTCAACGTCAGGCGGGTCTACTTCTTGCCGACCGACGGGATAAAGCATCCAATCCCGCTGAGGGTAACTGTTGCTCCACGAATAAGACGGGCGTTGAAATGTTTCGTAATGCTGCAGATATTCGCCCTCATGACCTTCCGCCTGTGAATAAATCGGGATGAAATCTGGCCTCCCGCTGTCGGGGAAGAACAACAGCCCGTAGTCCGAGATGTAAGGATTCGCCATCACGCCAGCCCCCTTGCACGTGTGATCTGTCTTGAGCCAAGAGCCGCGTCCATGTCAGGCGCAATCATGCCCACCAGCGCACCCGGCTCAATCGCTCTGAGCCGTCCGAGAACGTCCCGCAGCTCTGCGATGACATTGCCGTCTCTGCTCTGTTTATTCACATCGGCGGAAACAGTTGCGGTCAGCTCCGGAACGGCAAAATCAAAAGCGTCTCCGATTTCATCCTGTACCATTCCGGCGTTGTCGCGCACACCTTTTGCGAACAGCTCCATCATGTCAGGCGCGTAGGTGTGGAAGTCAGACAGAGGACCTTCTTCCGGCTCTGAAAATCCGAGAAAAGACTTGATTGACCCTGCAACATTCGACACGGTAGTTTTCAGGTTCTCCCACTTTTGTTTGATGCCGCCGACAAAATTGTTAATCAAGTCTCTGCCCCAGTTCTTTGCGTCTTCGACCTTCTGCATGACCCCGCTTTTTACATTATCGACAAGCTCCTTGCCCTTGTCTATGAGTTTCTTCCCTTCTGCGACAATCGTATCGAGGAATTGACCGATTAAATCCATGCCCTCTTCCAATAGTGCGCCAACATTATCGGCAATCCCCTGAACCAACGCCATTATTATGTCGACACCGGCAAAAATTACCTCCGGCAATGCCTCCATCAGCCCGAAGACCAACGACATAATCAGCTCGGGAGCGGCTAAAACAATCTGAGGCAACATTTGCGAGATTCCTTGCAGGAGCGCGGAAATAATCTGAATTGCCGCAGTTATGAGAGGCGAGAGATTCGCCAAAATCCCTGCTGTAAGCGTCTCGATAAGGCTCAGTGCCGCATCTATCAATAGTGGCAACGCCTCAACGATTGCAGTGACCAGATTCTCGATAATGACCGGGGCTTGTTCAAGCAGCTGCGGCAAGGCTTTAATCAACCCTTCGGCAAGCGAGGTGATGAGAAATAACGCCGACTCCACCAGCGAGACAAGATTTGAGGGGTTTGTCAGCCCCTGCACTAACTGCAATATAAGCGTGACCGCCGCCTCAATCAGAACGTTAGAATATTCCCCGAGCCACGTAGCAATAGAGTTGACCAGCTTAAACGCCGCGTCGATGACTTTCCCGATGACGTTTCCGTCGGCGAGATGCTGCACCGCCGTCAGAATCAGGTCGAGCACGTCCTGAATTAGATAGTCAGCGTTATCCAGCAATGCGCTGCCCAAGGACTCAACAAGCGTCATTGCCGCCGTTAAAAGTTCCGGGACAACATCATTTATCAGAGCGGGGATTTCTTCCGCTATAACCGGAGCCAGTTCCCGAACCGCTTGCCCTATGCCTGTTAAAGCCTGTTTCGCGACCGGGATGAGATTCCCTAAAAGAGTCCCCGCCGAACTAACAAGGTCAGAAACAAGGCTTCCGATATCCGCGTTTTTATCAGACAGCCCGGTCAAAAGGTTTTCCCACGCCGCCTTTGTGCTGGTAAGACTGCCCTGTATCGTTGTCGCAGCTTCTTTCGCCGTGGTTCCGGCAACGCCCAGATTTTCCTGAACGACATGGATTGCCTGCACAATGTCCGCGTAGCTGTCTATGTCATATTCCACTCCGGAAAACTCTTTTGCTTTCGCCAACAGCTCTTCCATGCCCTCTTTTGTCCCGGAAAAACCGAGGGAGAGGTTGTCAAGCATCATGAAATTGCCACGCGAAAATCCACGGTAAGCATTCTGTACACTTTCCATGTCAACGCCGAATTTGTTGACATTGTCCGACATATCACGGATTGACAAATCCATCAATTCAGCGGCTTTTGCCTGATCGCCGTCAAGCGATTTAATAAGAGCCGACGCGGATTGTACAGAGGTCTCCATGTACTGATTCATGGACATTCCGGCGGCCTTAAATGCCGCCCGTGAATTCTCCATGACTTTCTGTGCGCTTGATCCGAAGAGCGTCTCAACGCCGCCGGCCAACTGCTCGTATTCCGAGTATGCGTCAACGCTCTGTTTGACGACTCCGACAACAGCCGCGCCAGCCGCCGCCGCGGCTCCGGCAACGACCTTTAACCCGGTTCCGAGGGCACTGCCAAGCTTTGAGCCAAGCCCCTTGCCTTTTTTCTCTGCCTCGTTGATTTTTTCCTCGTAATCGCTTGAGTCCAGCGTTATTCTTGCGACCACGTCAAACAGTGACACCCTCGTCACCTCCCATTGCGTTAAATTTCTTCAGGATGCTGTCTTTTATTTCCTGAGCTGTGCGCTTTTCGACTTTCGGCGGTTTAACAATATCGTAAAACCGTGTATTCAGTTCCGAACCGCCGAACTGCTTTGCCAGCGTCTCCGAAATTGCCTTAATTCCGTCCGTGATGTAGTACTGCAACGCCTCTTGCCGCCGTTTCTGCTTCGAGAGGGACACGCAATGTTCAATCACGTAGTCCCTCCCCATCAGCTCCAGCAGGTCAAGCCGTATCTCTTTGATTAGGTCAAAATACCCGTCCGCGCCAACCGCACTAACGATGTAAAAAAACCGAGCACCGCCTCATCTGCTATAAGCTCCGAGAACGCCCGGAGGTATTCCGCCATCGGGTAATCATCGACCTCAGCCGGATCGACAAAACACATAAGAGCGAGCAGTTCCAGCGTCTCATCCGGGTGTTTATCAAGGATTGAGTCGAGCATCGCCGAAAGATTCGTCTTGACCTGTTCAGCCGTCGCGCTTTCTCGTTCATCCTGTGATGCGTCAGCCGCGACTTTCGGCGTTTTCTTCCGCAGATTCAAGATATCCGTTGCGGTCAGCCACTTTTCAACGCTCTTGCGGATTTTGTTTGTCTGGCGCAGAAACTCCGACGGCTTGCACGTTGCAAGGGTCTTTTCTATGTGTTTCATCCGCCTGCCGCCTCAATGATATAGAATTCCATCGGAATAGCAGTCGGGTCGGTCAGCGAGATATACCCGGTCAGCGTCATACTGATCTGACCCTTGCCGTTCTTCGTGGTCTGCAACGAGTAACCGCCTGTACTGAGCGCGTTCTTGAGCACAATTGCCGCGAGCCGCCCGTCTGCAAGGTCTCCGAGCCACGTCAGGTCTGCAAAGTCCGTGGATTTAATGACCGACCGAGGCGACACCGTAGTGCCTGTGTTGTCGGCGACTCCGAGCGCAAACTTGATCGTGTCCACGCTGTTGCTGAGCGCGGTCGTAGACATAGTGCACTGCCAGCCGTCAAGGTGAAGTCCCTCTTTTGTGTTCGTCGGCACGTTGTCGACGTCCTCAAAAAGGTCGGAATAAGTCGGCGTACAGGCGACCTGAATTCCGCCCGTCGTTGCAGTGATGATATCAGAGTCTTTGATCCCGGCGCGGGTCGTTACTGAGCCCTTGACAAGAATTCCCGCGTCAAGCTGTATCTCGTCAAAAAAGTCCTGCTTGACTCTTGTCGCCGTGCGTCCTGTAATAGTTTCAGGCATGATATAAGCCTCCTTTTTATGATTGTGTTAAAAACTCAATATATACATTTAGTATAACGCGACGGATCGTAGCATCATCGTCGGCTCCGTCCTGTGCAAAGGGCGTCGCTTTTCTGACTTTCATCCGCCCGCCGTTGATCGGAATTGACGGCGGCATTTCAAACTCGATGTAGTCTGAGATCTCTTGAGCCTTTGCGTGTATCACCGTCCACGCAGTAGACCTGTGCCAGAGCGAGGCGGTAAGCAAAAGCGGCTCCCCTATGCTGTCGGTCGCCGCCTCGTATGTGATATAGCGGTTGTTGTTCGCCGCCAGCGCGTCATCCGGGACGGTGTTCTCATTGTACGCCGCCCAGCCGAAAGACTCCCAAAAGCTTTGCAGTGCTTGATATTTATTCATCAGTCGGCAGCTCCCATTCTTCCGCCGTGACGATCCGCGTCTGTATAGTCGAGACTGTCGGCGCGGCTTGCTCATCGTGCGACGTGACGCGGAAGATCATTCCGTCGGATTCGCGCCTGAAAACCGTGCGCCACGGCAATTTAACGGGCTTTTCGGTGGTCACGGTGTAATTGCCTTTGACGCCCTGAGCCTGCGCCGTTCGCATCTGTATCGAGTTGTCGAGCATGACCGCCGCCTTGACCGTCGCGCCCTCTGTCCAGACGGTTATCATGCCGCCCTCTCCGTCGCTCCGTGTGGTCTTGTCGAGGATGGTTATATCGCCGTAGCCGTCAAAGGACTTGATTAAATCCGGGATCATATCTTCCTCCATGGCGCAAGCCTTGACGCAAACGCGGTCTGCCAGCTTGTATCACCGTTTGAACCGCTTCCTTTGGAATAAGAGTAGCCGCCGAAACTCTCCGAGGTCATCGGGCTTGCCGCGACTGTTCCGTTCTTTTCTTGCCACTGTTCGATCTCGTTAATAAGGGCAAGGACGGCATGAGGTATCGCCAGTCCCCACACCGCCCCCGTGAATGTCTCATCAATCAGCTCGCAGGTATTCTGCTGATATATGCCGTCGTTGAGTGCGCTCCCGACCACGCGGAAATACTGACCATCGAGCAACAGCCCGGTAGCGTCTTCTCCGTTGATCTTCGCGATTTTTCCCTCCAAAATCTCGATTTCGCCCGTGTAAACGGTCTTGCGAAACCAGTTCCGGAGATATTGCAGCACCTCAACAAGCATCATTCACACCAGCCTTATGTCTCTGTGTTCGTCTGCGCGGGAGCGACAGCCGCCCACGCCCCGTCTACGACCGTCAGCACCTTGCCGTTATCAGCCGCCGTAACCGTCGGCAATCCTGCACTCCCGCCAGCATCAACGGCAGCTTTAACGGCGGATTCAAGGTCGGTCAGCGGTGCCACCGCCTTGCCTCTCAATATCTGCCTCAGGCGTATGCTTGCCATCTCAATCGCCCTCGCTCGCCGGAACATAGTCCGGGTCAATGGTGATGATTGCGATTGCGTCGGCGTATTCAGCCCAAAGCTGCATACCCATGATCGCGAATGACTCACCGACCGCCGTGGTGTAGTTTCCGTTGGCGTGGAATCCGACAAGATTGGTTTCGCCCTGAACGGTGTAATTCAGTCCGAGCTGCGCAAACTCGCCGTCTCCGGGGTCAACATAATAAAGGACGATGTTATCCGCGGGGATCGCGATGACCTTGCCCTCTTCGATTTCCGAGGACAGAACTACGGTCTGAGCACCGAGGAAATTCTCGATGTAATCAAGCCCGTAGGCGGTCTGTACCGTGATTTCGGACGCGCCGAGGTATCTGTAAGCATCAAGGGTATTTATGAAAAGCACGATGTTCGACGCGTTGCGCCTCATCTTTTTGAACTTGTCCCTGACCTTGCCGATAGCCATTGCGCACGCCATCTGGAACGTGGTCTCGGTGGACTTCATCGCCGAAGTGTCGTCAGTGATAAAAGTGTAAAAATCGTCAAGCACCTTTTCCTGAAGCTCGTTCAGGAACGCCTCATCGGTGCGCTGGACGGCAATAGCCGCGCCGTACTTGTTCACGTCCTCAATAGTGACTGCTTTGGCGTATTTAAGCAGGCTAACCTCGCCTTTGGTCGCTTCCGTGACCGTCGCCTTGGAATACGGGATCACATTGCCCTCGTTGACTTCACCGTTTTCAAGAGTAACAGCTGCCGTGTAGCTGATAAGCACGGTTCCGGGTGCTTTGCGAATGGGTCGCATGATGCCGAGGACTTCTCTGAGGGAGTCCCAGTTTCTACCAAACTGAGTTACAAAGTCAACCTCTCTCGCCGTGACGGTTATGTCATTCGGCAGGCTGCTTCTGGGATTGGTAAGAGATTCAACCGCCATTACTATTCTTCCTTTCATTCAGAATGTACTCGCCCCACGCCTTTTGACGTTCGGCGGTGTCCTTGATTTTAATTATTTCGTCTTTCGTCAGGGTCGTTCCACCCGTTGATGCAGGCGGGTGTGAGATGTTCGCGCCGACTGTCGAGGTCTGTTTTATCAAACCCGCAAGCGTTCCGCTCGTCAGCACGTCCAGTTTCGCCGTGTCTTTGATCTTGTCGCCGTCAAGCTCCAGCGCGTCAATCTCGACCGCCGCCGCCCTCATGGCAATGTCCAGATTAGTGCCTGTGATGTTCTTGCCCTCAAAGTAGGCTTTTGCTGCGGCTTCTTTCGCGGCTTTTGCCTCTTTCGCGTCTGCGGCTTTCTTGTAGTCCTCAAAGGCTTTGTGCTCCTTCTCGTACTTTTCTTTGTAACCGTCATCGCCCTTTTTTTTGAGCGCGTCAAGCTCCGTCTGTACTGTGACCAGCTTGTCTGCATCTGCCTGCACGGTCTTGAGCTTGTCCTTTAGCCCGTCAACCGTCTCCGTGTGTGCGTCGATGATAGACTCAACCTGTTCCTCGGTCAGTCCCATCGCCTTTAGACCTTTTCTCGTAAGACTCATGTTTTTCTCCTTTTCTTCGGCGGCGTTTCTTTGCCGTTAGAAAAAATTTGAGAGCGGCTGAAAACTCAACCACTCTCGGTTCTTCCGTGCCGTCACTTCTGCACGGGAATCTGTTGATTATGACGGATTATCTTGATGATCCGAACTCCATCTTTCGTGGGAATGAGTTCAACCCGGTTCCCGGTCGCAAGGATGTTCTCAATCGCGATAATCTCGTCCTTGGTCAGCTTTTCGCCTGCCCTCTTGCTCATCTTATCACGCGCCTTTCAATTTGTCAAGCGTTCTTTAGAGTATCTTCAACGATCTTTTTGTATTCGTCTTTGTGTTTGACGACCGCATTTTTCAAAAAGCGGTTCGGAGCCATTCTTGAGGTTCCTTCATGCACATAGATTGCATACTCCACGTTTGATCCGATAGAGACAGATCGTTCGCCGCTTGAGTCTTCCGGCAATGTGCCGGAATAGGAACCGCGCTCAATTTCTTTTCCGGGCGAGCGCGGGCGATCTGCTTCAAAACTGTCTATTGCAGCTTCTCCCCCGTCCAACGCCCACGTGATGCTATTTACAAGCAGGCCCGTGTCGATTCTCATAGGATCGCTGTCAAGATTTTGCTTTGCGTGGCTTGTCGCCTGTATGCCTATTGATTCAAGAGCCTTTTCGACCGCTTCGTGCAATGCCTTTTCGACTTCGGCTTTGTGAGATATAAATTTAATGTCCATCGGCTTAATATTCCTCATCGTCTCGGTATTCCGTTTCAGCGCACGGAATGCCCGTCTCCAGGGCAGAGGTGAGCTCTTTCTCTATCACCTCATCAGATTCCTCGTAAAGCCTCCACGGAATACATCCAAACTTTTCAACATACCGCGCTATTAGATCACTCATTTTATTGCCCCCTTTATGATTTCTTCGCACCACGCGATAGCTGTCGGGAATTTGTCTCGCAACTGGTCAAGACTGGGTTTGTTCGCTGCCGCGCCCTCAATGTAGTGCGCGAAAAACTCAGCCTCTGTTCTTCCTGCTGACTGTCTGTAATATTGAGTTCCATGTCCAAACCCCAAAGGATAGCTCACACCCGTGAACGGCTCCAATGCGTCAGATAATGACGCGACTTCTTTTCCGTTTGACTTGATAAGTTGAGCTTGCAAACTCTTTGCGACGTCCTCTCGCCTTGTAACGCCCAAACGCTTCTTAAGGGTTTTAAAATCGGCTTTTAAACACTGCATAAGCGTCTCGCCGCTTTGATTGGTCGCGGTGTTTGAGTTATAGCCGCCGCCTGCGGATATAAGGTCATCAATCGCGTGTCCAGATTCGTGGAATGCCGTCTGATATGGGTTTTTGAAAGAATTTCCCTGCGCGACCTTTGTTTCCGAAAAACGCATCCCGCTTTCGCTTCGACTGTAATGCGGAGTGCCTTTATAAGCCGAATCAAGCACTTTAAGGTCGCCGCTATGTTTTGCGAAAATCTTTTTGACGTCTTCGTACTGCGAGTTTTCAAGCGCGTCAAACATTCCCTGTTGGAAAGAGTCAGATAATCCGCTGATTTTCTGGTATGTATTATTCTGATAAACAAAATCTCCGCTTTGAGGCGGCGCGGCTTGCGCTGCCATTTTTTCCCCTTGCCACTCCTCAAAGCTCATCCCGCCCATTCGCTTTGTCTGAGTGACCGTCTGCCCCTCATAACCCTTGACCCATGCCAGCAATGTACACCGACAGTTCCAGATCATCTCTTGCGGGACATTGGACTGCGCCCCTCTGAGCTGTGCCGGGTATAGGATTTTTATGCCGTCGACCTCAAACGGCTCTCCGACTTCGCGCCTTTGCCCGTGGAGCTGTCTGTGACTGTGCCGTGTCCTTAAATCAAGCGTGGCTTGCCATTCGATGGTTAGCGGGATTCCTTTATCACTCGCGCGCATGTACGCATCGTATCGT